CCGGTGGTCGGGGGTTCGAATCCCCTCAGCCACCCCACTGTTTTCTTACTACCGTCGCTAAGTTACTGAAAAGTAAGCTGGCGACGGTCAGTTTTGGTACTACAATCCCTCGTTGGCAATCAATCCCTGTCTCGGAACGTCACCTGTGGGCGTCACCTGCGGCGCAGCCCGCAATTGCTCCAGCGCAGACTTGCCGATGAGCGCCTGTTCGGCCAGCACCTTCGCGTAGGTCTCCGACGTGGTGCGGATGTCCCGATGCCCCAGCCACTCCTGCACGAGCTTGATGTTGCCGGTCGCCAGCAGCAGCCGGGTGGCGCAGGTGTGCCGCAGCGAGTGGATCACGCACTCCTTCTCCTTGGCGAGATGCGTCCCCTTTCGCGCACGATTCCAGAGCTTGTTGGCGCGGGTCTTGTTGAGCGTGGAGAAGGGGCCGGTCTGCTCCTTGCCTGCCGCCCTGCGCCGCCGCTGGACCACTTCCGAGGCGCGGGAGGTCAACGGGATGGTGCGCTGCCGGCCGCCTTTCAGTTCCCCGTGACGCCAGAAGCGAACGGCGGTCGGCGGGGTTCCCACCAGGTCGCTCCAGCGCAGGTTGAATGCCTGGCTCAGGCGGCAGCCCACGTCGGCCAGGAACACGAACAGGTCGTGGTAGTCCTTACCGTCGCGCGTCCGCGGCCGACCGCCGTACTCGGGGTCGGGCAGGATGTCCCACGCGAGCACGCGGGAGAGGATCAGCTCCTCGTCCTCAATGGTCAGGGTGAACTGGCGCGCGTTGTCGCGCTCGTCGCTCGGCCGGTACTCCGGGATGGCGGCCAGCATGCGCCCGGCCTTCGCCTCGCGGCGCAGGACGGCCATCAGGGCGTGCATCTTGCGGTTGATGGTCGCCGGAGCAGCTCCCTCGGCCTCCATCTTGGTCACCATCGCGTCCACTGCGGCCTGGGTGATGTCGTTGATGGGCGTGTCCTCGCCCAGGAAGCCCTGGACGATCTTGCAGTTGGTGCGGACGGTCTCGATGGACTTGAGCTTGCCCCAAAAGTTGCGGTCGTCCAGGGCGTCATCCATCGCGTCCTTGAGGGTGCGCTGCCGGGCCTTGGCTTTCGCCACGGCCATCTGCGCCGACCGGGACTTGCCCCGGATGAGTTCGCGCAGCACGTCCTCGGAAACGTCGGGGTCGTCGCGCAGGGCGTCGAGGACCGCCTGCTCCTTGCGCTCGGCTGCCACGCGGTCGCGGGTGCCGGTGGACAAGCGCACGCGCCGGTATCCCTCCTGCACGTCGAGCATGTAGTAGCGCTTATCGGGCGCACCCGGCTTGGGCGCGGTCCCTTTGAGGCGAAGGGCCATGTGTATCTCCAAAAATGAAAAGGCCCGCACTAGGCGGGCCTCGGGGCACAACGGGGTGTTGGGGGTTAGGCGGCTGCGACGCGCGCCGTCACCTTGCGGTTGACACGTTCTGCGAGCGAAGCCAGCCAGTGCAGCGCCTTGGTCGTCGGGAAGATCAGGTTGCGCTTGCGGTAGGCGGGATCAGGGCGCTGCTCCAGGAAGTCAGGCCCCGGCTCGCGGTTACGCTTGATAGACGACAGGTCGAGCACATTGCGGCTCACTGCGGAGGGAGAGAGTCCGCCGAGGACGCGCTCAAGGTCCACCTGCTGAATGCCCGGCTCGTCCACAACGGCGAGTAGGGTGAGGATGCGGGTGGCGGTGATGTCCTCGTCGATCTCTTCCCGGAAGGCTGACAGTGCGGTTGTGAGAATGGCCGTCAGTTCTTTCTGCGAGAGATTCATGGTGCGCTCATTTTCCGTAAGGGGATGGTTCCCCCTTGGGAAACCATCAGGGTCTATCTTGGAGCCGCAATGTAAGGATTACAAGGCCCAAGCCAATGTTGATGGCATTCTTGCCAATTTTGTCCATCCAGAAACCACGCTGCCAGGGCGTGGGGGAGGGGTCGATTCCGATCTCATATCCAAAGGCTTTCACGAACAGGTCCAGGTACTTCTGCCCTGCGAAGGGGCCGTCCTGTCCCCTGCTCACGGCGTTGTAATGCGCCGCCACCCCCGGCTGCGCTCCACAAAAAGGTCTTACGTTTCAGTGTTTTAAGAACGGTAGTGCCAGCATCGCCGCCAGGGTCACAATGGCCCCGACCACGGATGCAAAAAAACAGTCCTTGCCCTACGCGGACTACCGCGCTGGCTATTGTCCGTCTCACCGTACTCATAGACTGAGAACGCCCCCCTGGTCGTCTGCGGATGCGCAGCCCGACAGCATGACGCTGCCGTCGGGCAGACTACAGGCCACAATGATGGCGCGTCCGTAGGAATCAAGTACCACGGGAGAGATTGATCCCGACTGGTGCAGTGAAGTCATGGCCGCGGGGTCTCCGTTGGGGCCGCGGGTGGGACCGGATACGACACCCGCCAGCCACAGTCCTCGGGGACGACCGAGAACTGGACGCGCTCGTTGAGTAGGCCGAGCATCGCGCGGAGAGCGCCGCGCTTCTCGTTATGGTCGAAATTGATGGTCCGAATCATTCGGGCACCTCGTAGGTCCGTTCATGCAGGACCAAAACCTCCCGCTCGAATACCAAGAACGGGCCGAACTGGTGGACGCGGAGGGCCACGTTGACGATCACCAGGGTCGAGTTTGCGGTGAAATCTGCGTTACGCATATGTAAGTCTCCTGTTATGCAAGTGCTACAAATGGAACAATGAGTGCCAAATATCGAGATTGGCCTTATGATTAGGGCTGAAGGGCGTGATCGCCACTCCCGACCCCAAGGACCATTCGATGATTGACCCCCGCGTAGAAGTCGCCATTACGGCCCTTCACCTAGTCGTATGGGTGTGGACTAGCTCGGTGCCGGCGCATCGCACATACCTGTATTGGCGCAGGGTCTTGCGGAAGCGGCGTTAGCGGCTCCAGAAGTAGAAGCCGCTCACCTCAAACGCGTCACCGTTGAGCCGAATGTCGCGGCCATAGCTCTCGTAGTCGAAGTAGCGGGAGAGGGCGTCGGGCACGTCGTGAAGAAGCCTCGATTCGTCCACATAGTTCTCGGCAAAGTCGGCCCAGCTATCGAACTGGCCCGCGTAGGCTTCGTGGAACTGCTCCACGGTCACATCGTCGAGGCCCTCGTGGTCGCAGAAGGCCGTGTAGGCGGCGCGTTCGGTGTCGTTGTGCAACTCGTCCAGCCGCTCTTGCAATGCGCACAGCTTGTCCAGGTCGGGGTGCTCGCCCCAGGTATCCCCGAACACGTCGTCGTAGTCGTGGACGGCCCACTCCTCGGCGCTGGCGACCTTGCCGCTTCCGCCACACGCCGTGCATTCCGCCCCGCCGAATACTCGGGGGACGTATGTGGTTCCAGTACCGCCGCAATCCGGGCAATCAACGGTCACGTTCGGGTGCGGCGACTCGCGCAGGATGCGGGCAATCTCATCGCGCACGTCGTCGGCGTCGCGTCCCTCCAAGTTGATCCACTCGCCGTGCAGGACGCCAGCGTTATATGAGGCAAGGCAGGCAACGTATATTTGCATGGTGTGCTCCAGAAATGCGAAGGCCCGCACTAGGCGGGCCTCGGGATCAGCGGTGGTTGTCGGTCAGTGCGCCCAATCGGGCTTGACGTTCAGCAGGTAGGCGGCGGCCACTGCGCGGGCGGTGTCTTCGTCGGCCACGTCGGCAATCCACCACCAGCGGTCCTTACCAGCCCAGCGGTAGACGCCCCAAAACTGCGCGGCCATCGGTGCGCAAGGCTCGACGCTTCCATCGAACTCTTGGCGGGGACCGTAGGAGACCGATCGGTCGCCCAGGGTGACCAGCTTGTCACCGGCAGGTACAGCCAGCTCGTTGTCGTTGCTCATTGCGACAGGCCCTTTGCGTGCTCAATGGCGCGATCCAGCGCGCCGGGGATGTTGTGAAAAATGCCGTGGCGTGTCGAGTGCGTGAGGCCGATTTTGTAGACCTCAAAATGGTTCGGCCCCTTGCGCAGCACCCACGCTTTTTCGGTCTCGAACATGATGTCCTCCTCGCGGTAGCTCATGCGAAGCGGCCCATCTCGGCTTGGATCATTTCGCGTGCCTGCCGCTCAGCATCGGCGAGTTCGCAGCGATTCTTGGGGCGTTCGGCAAGCCACGCACCCAACGGTTCCGCGATCTCGTAGCCAAAGACGCCGGGATAGCCGTCAGGGGTGCAAAGCTCCTCGAACAGCTTGTGAAGCATCCGGGCCACATTGGTCAGGAACTCGCCCACTTCGATGGTCACAGGCACGTCAGCCAACTGCCACCCTGCCGCAAGCAACGCAAGGTCGATGGGGTCGAAGTCGGTATCCCTGATTGCCCGGTTGACCACGGTGGCGAACTCCTCGGCTTGCTGCGGCGTCATCGCGGTCGCCGCCAGTTGTTCGTGATAGCGCCCCGGCTGTGCCAGGAACACGTTGCGGGTTCCGTAGGTGCGCAGTTCCATCACAGCACTCCCAGCCCGCGCAGCACCGGCATCACCAGCGCGTTGGTCTCGTCGTTGTCGCTCCAGTCGCTCGCGGCGTCGTTCCCGTTCTCCCAAATCAGGAGCACAAACCCCGCCTTTGTTGCGTCCGGGCGGTAGAACCGCAGGTGATCGTGGTCGGTAGAGGCGAGGGCCTCCAACACTTCTTGCCGGTCGCGGCTGTGCCGCACCGTGGTTTCTTCGCCGTCGTAGACGCCGAGCGAGTAACCAGCGGCGAGGGCGGCATCCACCAGCGCCACGGCTATGCGCTTCGCGCTCTCAGGGGCGTACTTGTCGAGGTTCATGGCTTTCTCCGGGCAACAAAAAAGCCGCCTAGCGGCGGCTAATGGGTTCGGGTTAAGCGCGGAGCGCGTCGCTGCACAGGGCTTCCGGGTATGACGAGTCGCGCATTGGCATGACGATCAAAGACGCGCACCTGATGCTCGGATCGGTGATGCCGCCAATACCGAACATGGCCGCCACGTCGCCGCCAGTCACCGGAATCAGTGAAGTGGCCTTGCCGCCGAATGCCTTGCGAATTACACCGGCCGCCTTCACTACGCCTTCGAGGACGGCAGGCGCGAATCCGGACAGCTTGAGTTCGTTCGGCTTGGACACCGCAGCACGCCAGTCCGGGTAGGTTCCATCAACGGCAGCAAACTCAATGGCCTGGCCTCCGCGCTCCGCCTTGAACCGGCTGGCATCGCCCACGGCGCTGAAATAGACATCGCCCTTCATCTTGGCGACCAGCTCGCACGCATTGCGCGGCACGATGATCTTGCCAATGTCCCACGGCAGGCTGGTACGCACCACAAGCATGCGGTGGCCGTCTGTAGCAACGATGATCGCACCATCGGCGTGCGACTCAATCAGCACGCCATTCAAGTAGAAGCGAACGTCATTCTTGGGTGCCACATGCAGAGCGGCGGCGATCAGGGCGGAAGGAATTTTGTTCATAGCTTTCTCCGGGCAACAAAAAAGCCGCCTTGCGGCGGCTTCGGTGGATTGGGATAGGGCGCTGTTAGAGGAACAGCTTGGTCAGCGTGACGATGCCAGCCACAAAGGCCGTGGCGACCACCAACGGATACCACCGGGTCTCCATCATCAGCTTGTCGCTCTCGCGGTTGATCTTGCGAATCTCAGCGGTGAGCTTGCGCACTTGCAAGTCCTCCAGTGGTCCATTGGTGCTCATGGTAGCTCCAAAAAAGACCCGCCGTCACACGTCGGCGGGGTGTGGAAAACCGGGTTGACGAAAGGGGATCAGATGACAACGGGGGAGGGACAAGGCGCAACTTGGGTGCGGTTCCTGTTCGCCTGGCGCTCCCGCTCGTTGAGTCGGGCGCGGTGCTCGCGGATGCCGCGGCGGATGCAACCGGCCACGTAGTAGTCGCGGGCGGTCATATCAAACGGGATCATCGTCATGGGTTGCTCTCCAGTGAATCGGACCACCAAAACGCCCCATCACAACGGTAGGGACGCTTTGGCGGTCAGACTCATGCTTGTAAGGCATGGAATCTGACCGTCGCCAGCTTCCGGGAGCGCCTCCAGCTCGCCTAGGAATCCCGTACAGATGGCCCCGCTCTTTCTGGCGGTGACCCGGTATCCGTGGCGGCCTTCATCGGCCCTTACACTTCCCGGCGCGGCTAGTGTTCCCAGCTCCCCGCGTTCTGCCGTGGGCGGCGCTCCTGCCTGCCCCTTTCCTACTGTCCCGACCGCACCCTGCGACCGTTGTTCGATGGTGGGCATTATGCCCGTTTGTTCCCGGTTTGTCAATCACTCCCGGTAGTGGGAGGATTGAGCCGGACGTTACCTGCGGTGCGCTCAGGGGCCTTTGGGGCTAGTCCTCAGTGCTGGCGGGATAAGCTCTAGGTGCTGTCGATCCATCGGTCGCACGTCTGTCGCCGCCTTTTCCGCTGCCGCCGTGCTGCTGGCGACGGGTATAGATTAGATCAATCCCCGCATGGCTGTCAATACCCCGATGGCAACGATTTTTGGATGGTCGCAGGGAGCGCCTAGCGCGCGCGTGGGGAGCTTCTATAGGCGGGGCGGTAGGGATGCCCGTGGCGGGCCTTGCGTGGGCCGTGGCGGCGCATTGGCTGGCCGTGGTGGGCGGCAGGTGGGCATAGGCTGGGGCAGGGTGCGCCGAGGTGGCAGGCAGGTGTGCCGAGGTGGTGCCGAGGTGGACGCGTGGCGGTCAGGGCAAAAAGACAGATAGGGACAGACAGAGGCGCGAACATTTGAGCGCGGATGTCCGCAGGTTGCCCAGGTATCGCATGGGATTGCCTAGGCACTGGATACCTAATCCGGTGGTTCACCTTTGGAATCAGCAGGTTAGCCGAGGTGGTGACGCCGCAGGTGACGCGAAGGGGGGGCGCATCGTGCCTTTGCGCTACAGGGGGCGACCCCCTACGGGGGGTGATCGCGCGGTTCCAAGTAGTTGGATACCCCTTCGGAAATTTGCCGCAAACGTTTCGACCCCCTCAGTCGCGCGAGGAGGGAGCCTCAGTCACACCGGAGCGCTTCCGCGTTGCCACGACAGCGAACCAGGCGAGCGACCCAAGTCCCCATAGGACGCACACAGGCACAGCCCAGGTCATCCCTCGGTTGTACGCGAGGATCGCCAGGAGCGGGTTGATGGGCGTGACGCCCGCGATGAGCAGGATCAGGAGAAGTCGGTGCATGGGAGTTCCGCCGCAGTGGCACCCAAGGAGGACAGAGGAACACCCCAAGAGTGCATAGGAGGACTGTAGTTCTACTTGGTGGTGAATACCAATGAATAGAACTCTACAGTCCCACTATAGTAATACTTAGGTCTATCTAATGATAACAGCTCTGTCAAGCCCCCTAGGAGATGACGGTCTGTGTGGTCCGGTAGACTTGGCGTTTGCCCTAGACAGCTCATCAAGACCACATGGCATCGCTCAATAGCATCCTCACCCGGTTCGCGGCTTCGATCACGCTGGCTTGTGTAATCCTTGTGGGAGTACCGGCTCTGTATCAACATGTAAAGATGCGAGATGCGGACGCCGTGGCGGAAAGAAGCCGCGGACTTATTAACGACGATAACACCGCCCCAAGCGTTGTGGAGCAGCAGGTGCGTATCCTTGATTCCGCGCTTACTGAGTCGGCGGGATGCGAGTACATGAGAGACCTGTTACTCCAGTTCCTTGTCGGAATACCCTTGATCGTATGGTTCGTCGCCTTGGCTGTAATGTGGTGGTTCAAGGAAGACGACTTGACTCTCTAGCTGAACAGTTCAGGACGCTGCAAATCATCAGCGCGATATTCCCCTTCAATAGTTATAGGGTACGGGCCGCTACGCATGGGAGGTGTCAGATGGCTTCGCGGGTAAACGGTAAGGGTTGCTTGGGGTCGCTACTGGTCTTAGAAGATGACCCCGACCTGTCAGAGATGTTGCAGGAAATCCTGGTGAATTTCGGCTATGAGGTCGAGGTTGTTGCTTCCTCCGCGCAAGCTTTAGACCAACTGGCGGCAAAAGTGTTCCACGCGGCAATCTTAGATATTCATATCGAGGATGGTGGCTCCATGTCGGTCGCTGACTGTCTCTTGTCGAATCGAATACCCTACATGTTTGCCACGGGGCTTCCCAATCCTCAACTGCCCACCATTCACCAATGGGCTACCTTTCTTCAAAAGCCGTATCGCATAAACGATCTCATGGGGGCCTTGGAACGGACGCGTCAGATGGGGATTCCAGTTTAGGCGCATCCTTGCGCCGTTAAGTCATGTCCGTTTTCTAAGGAAGCGCTTGTTGAAAGTGTCGTAGGTCTGCACCGGTGGACCGCTGTAGAGGTCCGTCGAGCAGGCCATGAGGACTGCTTCGGTCGCGTTGTGGCCTGCCTTCATGGCGGCCAGGGCAATCGCACCACCACTACCGGCGACGAGGAAGTCGCGCCGGAGGTCGAGAGGGAGACCGTCGTGGTAGAAGGCCACCGGGTTGTCCCGCAGGCCGACCACGAGGATCGTGTACTCGCCCTTGGTCAGTTCGTCGAATCCCTCCGACAGCTCGCGCACGGCTCGCTGGATGTGGGAAGTGGTGCCCGCGCCGAACACCACCAGGTCGCGCCCGGTGGTGTCGGTGGTGCGGTAGAACTTCTCCTCCTCGTACCGCAGATCACCAGCGGTGACCTGCGAGTCGATAGCAACGAGCCGGCCGTCAAAGGCCAGCGTGGTCACTGCTTGATGTGCTCCCGCCAGTAGCTCGGGGTGAACGCAGCCCACTCGATGTCGCTCACGTCATCCCACAGGCGCTCCGCGGCATTCCGCAAGTGCTCCCACAGGCCGCCGAGGACGACGTAGGGCAGCGCCAGGAACACGGCGACGAACAGCCAGCCGGTGTAGGTGCGACGGGAGGTCTCGCGCAGGCGCTCCGGGAGCCACTGCGAGGCGAGGGCAATGCGCAGCGCTACGTACCCCTTGGCGCGCTCGTAGGCGCGCACCAGGCGCTCGCTGGCGCGGTTGTAGATGGTCTTGATGGTCACTTGGAGTTCCAGAGTTTGACTTCCGCCTCGCGGCGGTCGATGAGGCCGGGCAGGTCCGTCAGCACGCCCTTGACGCGACCCTTGGTCCATCGGCGGAGCTGTGCGGGCACCGCCGCGTAGTCGCCCGCGTTGAGCACGCGGAGCAGGGTGGAGCTGGCGAAGTTGCCCTCGCCGAGGTTGAACACGAAGTCGATCAGAGCGGCTTCCTGCGGCGCGCTGAGGGGCACGCGCACGTATCGACGGACGACCGTAGCGGCCTTGGAGAGGTCAGCCTCCAGCAGCTCCACAGCGCGTTCCTCGGTGATGCGGAGGCCGGGCTTCACGTCACTGCCGGTGTGGCCGTAGCCGATGGTCCACTTGTCTGCGGGGCACAGGTAGGCCACCAGGCGCAGACCCTCCGACTTCATCGTCAGGGGGCGCGCGAGCTGGACAGCCTGGCTCACACCGGGGCGTAGGGGTTCGACTGGCCGCCCTGGGTGTGGCAGCAGGGAGCGTGGTTGCAGTCGCACGGCGTTACCGGCGCGGGTGCGCTCGGGTCGTCGTTGTCGTCGTCGTTCTTGCGGCGCAGGAACAGGTACAGCAGGGCAGCGGCGGCGAGCGCCATCAGCCACGCAGCGAGCGTGTTGGACATTGGGTCTCCTACAGGATGTCGAGGTAGTTGTCGGGTGACGGCATGCGGCCGGTCACGGACTGGATGAAGGAGGCGTACTCGCGGTCGAGCAGCTCCTCCAGGTAGCGCTGCTCCTCCTTGGACACGTCTCGGGAGAGCTGGTCGGCCCAATACTTCACGGCCATCGCCAGCGCTTCGAGGCGGTCGTCGTGGCGCAGTGCGCCGCGGTCGCGCGTGATGCGCGTCAGCTGGTAGAACAGCTGGTACTTCTGTTCGGACTTCTGATCGGCACGGATGATCGAGGCATCGACCACCAAGCGATGCTGGTTCAGCACAGGCTCCAGCACGTCGATGATTCGGTTCTCCTTCGAGGTGCCGTAGTGCTTCACCTCCTCAATGGAGCACGGGTACACGCGCGCCAGGACGCCGGAGAGCATCTTGGCGAACATGCCGTCACCGAAGTTGGCCTCAATGAGGACTGCGGAGACCTTCTCGGCGCGTGCGATGTGCGCCAGGGTCTCCAGCGTGTCGTCGTCGTAGCCGCCCTTGGTCGCGCCAGCACGGCGCGCGTAGAGCATGCCGCGAAGCATGCCGACGACCGCATAGCCGGTTTCGTCGCCGCCTCGGCCCGAGGGGTCGATGGCGAGCACCTTGCCGGTGAACTCCTCCATTTCCGAGGCGAGGTACATGGGCCGGTACAGGCGGTCGCCAGTGAAGCCCACGGACGGGATGTCGCTGACGATGTACTCCGGGCCGCTGCTGTAGACCACGCGGATCGGAGCGACCTCGCGGTCCACGTCCATCACGATCAGGTCGGACAGCTTGAGCGGGTACTTCTCGGCGTCGGACAGCGACGCATCGAGCATGAACTGGAGCATGAAGCCGGAGCGTCCGTAGGACGCCTCGCGCTCCATCAAGTCCTCATCGGAGAAGCGGACGCTCTCGCAGTTCTTCCAGGCGAGCTTGGGGTTTGCGTCGAACGCATCGGCGATCATCGGCGCGAGCCGGTCGCCATACACCTGGCGGTGCTTGGTGTCCTTCGGGTAGCGCGCAGGCCAGATGCGGATGACGTAGCCGCGCTCGGGCAGCTTGTTGTAGAGCGACTCCTCGGTCTGCGGAGTGCCGAGGTAGATGATCTCGCCGCCCGGCTTGAGCACCGCGTCGAACTCCTTGACCAGCTCGGCGAGCTTCTCGCGCTGCACGACGGTCATGGAGTTCTTCGGGACTTCGATGTCGTCCGCGATGATGGTGTCGGCGCGGGAGCCGGTGAGCTGGCCGTTGATGCCGACCGACTTCACCGAGGGCGACTGATCGGGCTGCGCGGGACCGACATCGAACGCCAGGTTCGAGTTGCGCTGGTCCGGGCGCGGGCGCAGGTGTTGCAGCTCAGGCAGAGTTTCGATCAGACGCTTGACGAACACCGAGAACGCATCGGCGCGTTCCTTCGATGCCGAGACCACCATGATCTTGTGCTGGGGGTCTTTCCAGAGAAGCCAGCAGACGTAGGCGGCCGTCACCCAGGACTTGCCGACGCCGCGGTACGCCATGATGACGCGACGGCGCGGGCCGGTTTTCAGGAACTCGCAGATGTCGTACTGGATCGGAGTGGGGCTTGGTAGCCCCAGCTCCTTCCAGACGTACCAGGCGAAGTTGCGGAAGTCCTCGAAAGGGTGACGAACGTGGAGGCTCGTCATGCCCTCCATCAGTTCAGCCGCCCATCCTCAGCGGGATCGAACGGGAACTCGGACACCTTGTCGGCCAGCTTGCCCAGCGGTGAGCCGGGCGGCGTGGCCGCAACGTCGATGCCGTTGTCCTTGAGAAACTGCCGGGCCACGTTGAGGATCGAGGCCAGGCCCTTCGCGTCCGACTCCATCGAGTCGATGGTGTCGGCGAGCTTGTCCGCGACTGCGGCGTGCAGTCGCTCCAAGGCATCCTTGGGGGCGGTCACTTGTTGACGACGCGGTTCAGTACGGTCTCCAGCGCTGACGTGCCGAGCGACGCCAGGATGCACGCGAGCGCGACCTGGGCGACGAAGGAGACGCCGGGGATGAAAATGACGATGGCACCAGCGGCAAGGCCGGTAGCGCCGGAGAGGATTGCGCGGCCGAGCGCCTGCTTCCAGGTGATCGGGTCGTTCGACGTGAGCATCTTTGCGATGCCCACGATGAGGCCGACGCCCGCGAGAGCGCCGACCAGCTTCACTTCATCGTGCATTAGGTCTCTTGTAGGTGGTAAGGGCGTTAGATCGGAACGCCGAAGCTGTACTCGTAACTGCCGGTCAGAGTGATCTGCGTGACGCCATCGGTGACGACGACAGTGAACTGACCCATGCGGGTGGTGTTGCGCCCGGTGGCGCTTACGGTGCCGCCGAGGCCGCTGCCTGAGATCGTTGCGCCGCCTGATACGGTGCGGGAGACCACCGAGTAGTTGCCGGTGCCGCCCGAGCAGTTGACGCTGAATCCCTTGCTGATAGTCCCGCTCGTGGACTGCGGCCATGAGCCAAGAAGGTAGCTCGGCGACAGCGATGCTTGGAACGGTGTCGCCTTGACCGCGTTGTAGAACTGCGAGGCATACAGAGGGCCGCTAGTGGGTACGCCGTAGTTGGCCGGAACGTCAGGCACCAATCCAGCGCCTCGATAGTATTGATGCGCGTAGATCGGATAGCCGCCGCCGAACTCGGCGCGGATCATTTCCCAGGAGATCGGGCCGGAGCCGGGGAGGGCCATCAGGCACCTCCCCGCAGCTCTGCGACTTCCTTACGGAGCGCCTGCACCTCGGCAATCAGGAACGGCACGGCCTTGTCCCACAGGATCGTCTTGATCCCGTTATGCTCGGACTCGTAGACCATGTACGGCAGAACCTCCTCGACTTCCTGCGCGATTGCGCCGTACTCGTGCTTGGCCGAGTAGGTGAAGCCGGGGTTCAGCTCCTTGATCCGTTCGTCGTTCCAATCGAACTCCCGCACTCGGAACTTCGAGAAGAAGTCGTCCACCGCAGTTCGCGCGATGGGCGCGATGTTCTCCTTGAGACGGGCGTCCGAAGCGTAGGAAATGCTGTTGCTCTGACACTGCCAGTCGTTGTTATTGTTGCGGAAGCAGGCCCAGGCGAAACTGTTAGACGCGAGGAAGCCCAGGTTGTTGTCGTTACAGTGGAGCCAGTGAGTCGTTCCGTGATCGGTGTCGTAGAAGGTAATGGTCGGGGAGGTGCTTTCCAGGCGGAGGTCGCCGTCCGCACCGCCGCCCGACGAGATCAATACACGCTTGCTGCCGTAGCTGCGGATGTACATGTTGTCTTGCATGAACCAGCCGCCGCCATGCGGCTCCGAGTACCAGCCGGTGCCGGACTGCTGCGAGCGGAACCAGCCAGCGTTGAGGTAAATCTGATCGCCAGCCGTCAGGCGGCCCGCGATATTCGCAGCGCCGTTCCAGTACAGGTTGTACCAGCTGTTCGTGTTCACGCGGGTGATCGAGCAAACGTCATCGCCAGCGCCGTTCGTTCCGTGGATGTACGCGGTTCCCGCCGCGCCCATGCCGGTCAGCCGCAGAGGTGCCGCGTAGGCCAGAGTGACCTGTCCGGTGAAGGTTGCGCCGCCCAGGCTCGCCTTGCCGTCCAGTGCGGACTGGAGGCCGCTGACGTTTGCGATGGTGTGCGTGTGACCGGCGTCGGCCTTTCCTGCCGGGTTGAAGTTCGCCGAGGTCCAGACGGTTCCGCCAGCGTTGAGGGACGCGACGCCACCCGTGCCATCGCCGAATCGGAACTCCAGCGAGTTCGCCGCTGGCGGCACGTAGACATAGCGGTCCAGCGACCCCAGGTACATGACGCCGGACGTGGCCTCGCCACCAAATCCCTGCGCACGAAGCTGCCCGGAGCTGAACGTCTTGACGCCACCGATGGACTGATCGTCGGTCACGTTGACGACGTTGGCGATCTCAGCAGCGGTATGCGTGTGGCCGATTGCCGACTTCCCGTCGAGCGCCGCTTGCAGCCCGGTTACGTTTGCGATGGTGTGCGAGTGGGAAGCCGCCGCCTTGCCGTCGAGCGCGGACTGGAGGCCGGTCACGTTGGCGATGGTGTGCGTGTGCGCCGCCGCCGCCTTGCCGTCGAGCGCCGCCTGCGTCGCGGTGCTGATCGGCTTGTCGAGGTCGGCGGTGTTGTCCACCTTGTCGAGGCCGACCTGCGCCTTGGTGTGCGTGTGGGTGCTCGGCGGGTAGGTCGTCGGCTTGCCGGTGACGTGCGTGTTGAAGTCCACGTCGTTGCGGGTCGCCAGCGCGCCTAGGCCGCCGATGTCGCCAGCCACAAGGGCCACGTCGCCCTGCTTTCCGGCGACGCTGGTGACCTGATCGGTGTTGTCGATCTTCTCCCAGGTGGCCCCGTAGAGCGCCTGGTCACCGACGCGCCAGTGGATGTCGCCCACGGTGCCTTCGCCGACCACCTTGTAGAAGTGACCCTTCACCGGATTGGCCGGGAATGCACCCGTGCTGGCATCCCACGATCCCATGTAGACCAGCGAGCCGGTGACGGCAGCCTGCGCCTGGGCGGCCCAATGCTTCGCCGAGAACTCGCCCGGCGAGACCTCGGTGCCCTGCGGCGCGTTCGCGTACAGGTTCGCCTTGTCGCGGGCAGCCTCGGCAGCGGCCTTGGCCGACGATGCGGTCTGCGCCGAGGTCGAGGCTGCCGACGCCGAGCCGGACGCAGCGGAGGCATGACTGGCTGCGGTGGTCGCCGAGCCAGCAGCCTCGCCAGCCTTGGTCGCCGCGGCGGACGCCTGAGCTTCTGCCCGGTTGGCCTGGGTGGTCGCCTGGGTGACCGAGGTCGCTGCGGCGGTCGCGCTGTCGGCGGCCGCGGCAGCCG